CTGTAGCCCATGTGTTCACATATGACTGACGCATACATCATGTCTTTCGGTAGATCTACAAGAACAGGAGTTTTACCTTTCAGCACTACATCGCACAAACAATCAAGGTCGTGGTCTTTATGACCACAACCCGGTTTGTTCAACATCCACATTGCCTTTGGATGTAGTGCCACTCCTAGGCGTGATCCCATGAGGGATCTCGCCGTTTCAGGGTTTCTCTTTCTACCCCCACCCCCTGTAGTCCCCCTCCCCCGTGACGACACAGGGGAGTCTAGACCATAGGTTGTTTCATCTGTCAACGGTTCTTTTTTACTCCCGCTCAAATGCCCTCATTTCTGTAGGTGGGTGCTTACCGCTGTTAGAGCATTTGGGAGGCTCAGAGAGCCGTACAAAGGTCGTGACAGCCTTCTTGCACTTGGAGCATACCCATAGGGTTGCGTTCTTTATGGTCGGAGGTCTACCCACGGTCAGTCCCGAAGAACTCGTCACACAAATCTAGGTACTCCGTTGTCAACTGTTCCATCCTCGGAAAAATGTAATGAATATCCTGAATAGCATCAGCCAACTTTTCGGCAATCTCCCTCCACTTGTTGCGCTCCGCTGTGAGCGCCCTCATAGTGGCAGACTGCATAGCAATAACATCCATTTCTGTCTCCTTCTTTTGATTTTCAATTATCTCTTTCTTCATGTGTAAAGTTTTCTCCCACGGTTCAGGTGGGGTGATGGTGCTTTTTCCCTGATACCCACTTTGCGCCCAATGAGGCTTGATATCTTCATTAACAGGGATGGTGCTGTGTACTCCTTTCTGGCTAGTGACAGGCATGTGAACCTCTGCAAGAGCGAGAACATTCTTGGGGTCATTACCCAACAATGCTTCGTACAAAATGTCCTGAGCCTGAGCACCATAGTCAGCCTTAATGAACGTTGTTACTGTTGCGGTTACTGTATAAAACATTTTTCTCCTTAGTTTGTTTTCCATTGTAGCCACGGATCGTCGTGGCGGTCTTGTGAATATTCATATAACTCGTATGCAGCCTCAAGATTATTTCTAGGGTTCAACAACTCGGTTGACTTAGAAACAATCTTCTTGCTACGTAAATACGTAATCCAACTATAGTCATTGATCTGAGCCAAGCCCCAATCCCGTGACCAAGTAGAACCGTCACTACGACTGTTCTCATTGATCGCTTTGGGCATACAGCGTGACTCACGCCAAATGATCTTGTCCAATCTGACCCAATCCCTACGGGAGAAACCCACATCAAGTGCGAGCCTACGCCATTGCGGACAGTTGTCTTTTGGTTTGTTTGCGTTAACGGTAGAAACAGAAATGGTTGGGACTGTTAGCCCAACCACCACTGCCATTGCAAGTTTGGATATACGTTTAGTCATTATTACTCCTTAGAACGGTTGTTAAGACACTTTGGCATTCGCCCAAAGCATTAGTGAGAGACTCGTACTCATCACATAGTTCGGCATAATGTTTTCCACCCCCTTTCGGAAATCGGGCTAACTTCTTGGCTAGTTGGTCAGTGCCAATCCCAAGGGATTTGACTACTGAACACAACTCGTCAACACTGAATTGAACTTCTACAATATTTTCCATAATTCTCCTAAAACGGTTGGGTAAACAGGGATTCAAGCCTGTCGTAAATGTCTGCTGTCAATCCACTTTTCAGTGGATAGTCAAGTCTATAGATCTCTTCCAGCAAATCCATCGCATAGCGCAGATCTAACGCAAGATTTCCATACTCTTGATGCAGTTTGATGTTCTCTAACTGAGACTCCTTGAGCCAGTCCCGTAGTTTTTCTACGGAGACGTGGTGCAAGTTGATGGGTTCACCTTCATACGGCATGACTATTTGATCCATTCCGCAAATACACGCACCCACTCATCGGTACGCAAACCAGTGATATTATCCCAAGGGTAAGCATCGGCATACAAGTATCCGTCACGGACATGGAAGTTGATATCCCATTCACCACGACCATGCCATGTTTCCCAATCCTCCCAATTCTCTTTAGGGTTCATCTCATGAATGATGCGTGTCGCATAACCATGTGCAAAACCTTCAACATCATCTGTCATTACTAGTTTCTTATTCATTCTTTCTCCTTTATGTTTTTTGTTATTGAACCTAACCCCAGCATTTCGATGGTAGAGAATGGCACATAGTGCCATGTCTCCCTCCACTTGATGCCTTCGTAATCAACTACAACCACTTGAAGATCCATGAGATTGACCCCTGTCTCTTCATAGTTTGTAACCGTTACAAGCCCCCTACGGGTGGCTATCTGCATATTACACTTGATAGATATCATACTGCTCCTCATCACTGGTGTTAGAGAACTTGAACGAACCATAGTTCGGTGCTGTCGGAACAAACGTGTTGTTACACCACTGAACCACCTCGTCCTCGGTCATCTTGCGGTAGAACGGCTCATAGTTCTGATCCTCATCATTATCCCAACAATGACAATCTTTCACCAACCAGCCACACCACATGCATGAGCCACAAGTGTGACACTCGTGAACGTCCTCGTTCACAAGGTCATACACTTCGTTGGTGCCACAGAACGGACACTCAACCTCATACATGTCGCCATACCAATCCTCATCATCGTCCAACATGTATGTGTCACGTTCTATTGGTGTACGTGTAGTGTACGTGTTGCCAGTCCACGAACCATAACCATACGAAGAACTGTAGCCGTACGATGACTTAGCCGGTGCAGGTGTGTAACAGTACGAATAGTTACTCCACCACACGCCATCAGACCAGTGACCATCAGACTCGTTGAGAATATAGTACTCAGAGTTCGCATGACGGTCAGCAGTAAGCACAACCAACTTAGAACCCTTAGCCCAATTCTCTAAAGACTTACGGACAGTAAGATCATCAAGAGCGTACACACCACCCAACGATGGCAGATACTCTGACGCAAAGATGTTCGTGTCACTACGATTGTCACCTACAGCGGGTTTGATGGGCAGAATGCCGTTGTGACCAACGACAGTTAGATCATCAGTACCTACCTTGAACGGATGACAATTCGTGGTGTCAGTAACACCATGAGTTGTTATACGTGAATGAAAGATGGCATGACCCTTGACTCGTGAACGAACCTCAGTGAAGCGTTCTAACACTTCCTCAAAGTTCATACCCTTGCCAGTGACAATGGAATCGCCCATATGAACAGCGAAACCAAAACCATCATCATTGTACTTAGCACCGTTGCGTAGATCTTCCGAGTCCACATCAACGCCACTAGGAATAAAAGTTAATAAACACATTCAGTATACCTCTTTCCGATAATCCCGACGGTCGGGATTATCATTTGTTTTTTGTTGAGTAATGCTATTGGTTCTAGTAAGAACTACGTGCATCAGAACGCTTGATTAGTGACACAAGATTACTGTACTTAGGGTCATGTTCAACCCAATCAGCAAACACATTGAAGTCCATCTTGTGATGTTCTTTCATCTTGCTGACACGCCCTGCACTAGTGTACGCCCACAATGCATGAGTGAACTCTAGATAACCCAAAGCACGATTAGGATTCAACGCACCAGCGAAACAACGCAACTCAATAGTGTGTTGGTTACGACAATTCACAGCAACACTACGATCACCATACGAACGGTGACGTGCATAACCATAAATGTTGTCCAACTCATTCTCCGTAATAGTCCCATAGTGACTGTTACGTGAAGAGATGCGTGTCATTGCAGGCACGTTGTGATAGATGAACGACAAGAACCCGTAAAGATGCGGGCTAGAACTAGTACGTTCATGCAAACGCTTAGTATAGAAAGCGTTGCGGTTGATATGGATATGGAAACCAACATCATGATTGTAACTAGGGTCATGATATTTGTATGAACGGAAACCATACTGGCTTAAAGCCTTGAATGGTTGCCAATCAAAATAGTTCTGATACATGTCAAGCGTATGAGGTTGTGTAACAATCTCAAAGCCATCACGCAATGAACCATCTTCCTTGAGGTATAGGTGCTCTTTGTCAATCATGTCCTGAAAGAAACTCGCACCATGATACAGATCGCACTTCTCTGATTCTGTTTCGCATTCAAAGCCCATCATGGGTTCATGAACAAACTCTGAACGGTTGAAACGATGCTGACCACGAATCATCATTGCACGATCGTCTTCAGTACCAACAAAGAAGATGCGGTCATCAGCATCACGCATTGCACTGTAATTGAGAATGAGTCCACTATTGTCGTCACAACTGCATGGTCGGTCATCATCTTCATGATAAACCTCATCACACTGCTCACAAGTTGCTATGCGATTCTCAAAGCAACTATGACAATAGTAATCGTCTCTACGATAACGGTTGTCAAACTGGTAGTAGTCACCATCACATATGTTGAGCATTTCACCACACCCAGCACATTCTCTGGCATCTTCCTCACATGCCGTACACAATGTGATGTGTGTGTGTTCCCTGCTACTAAGACGCACAGGTTCCTCACACCATTCACATTCATCAGCACAACTAGGACACACCGAAGTCATGAGATACTCTCTCTGCCCCTGCAAAACAGAGGTAACGACAATATTCTCAGGATCGTGCACCCTAGGAACCAACCTAGTGTCGTAAGACCGTATGAAGTTCATCACCTCATGGTGTCTTGCGTCAGAGCAATCGGCACATTGAACCACAGCGTACTGTGGAAACAATGGACGATCACTGTAGTCAGTTGGCACTGTGTGCTGACTCAGGTACGTACGGTAAGAACCGTACCCGTGTTGCTCAATAATTCTGTCCCCGAGGGACATATGGGTTCCGTTAGGCATTGTATTCTCCTTGTTTGTTTGTTTATATTTGTTTACCACTAGGTATTAGTTAGTGGAGTTGAACACATAATCCCGACAGTCGGGATTATGTGTTCTCACCATCAACCAATCAACTGAACTTTTCCAGTAAGTGTCCACCCTTTCCACGCTTCACTTCCATCAACCAATATTTTGTTTCCATTCTTGTATTGGAGGAAAAGAAACTTTTTACCCTTAGCCGTATCCTTGTCAAAACTATTTATAGCAGACAAATAATTCTTTTTTGTTTCACCAGAACGATACACACCAATTTCTGTCATACCAATACCATTTGGTTCTGTTCTATACCACAACTCGCCATTAGATATGTAAAGCGTCTGAATAAACCAAGAAACTTCTTTAATTGGAGTTGAGTTAACAGAATGTATCATTCGCACTCTGTCGTTATAGTAATACATTATTCAGTCTCACTATCTTCACTCGGTTCAGTAACAATCTCAAAGCCATCAAATAACGACAGATATGTTTCCGCCCTACCAATCGCCTTATGCAAAATTACTGCTTCAGTTTCCTTACCAAGCAAAAGGTTTATGATGGTTTCCTCACCATATTCGCTCATATCGTACCATTCGTTTAATGGGACTAACCTAACCCCAAAAAAACTTCTTGGACTATGAACTACTAAAGCAAGTTCTTTAGTGTGGTAACCATCAAACTTGTACTCAACAATAGAAAGCCAATGGCTTTTTCTGCTAAGACCAATAGTGATCCGATCGTGTTCAGCATTCATTTCTATATCTCCATTCCATAAGTGAGACGATTGAAGTCTCTAGTTGCCCAATAATGATCTTCAATAGCGTTATCCCATTCTTTATACATAATCACAGTCATACCGATTGCGCCAGTCTGCACTACAGCAGATATCACAACTGCACCGAGAGTTTGCGAACCCCAATATTCTTTAATCAAGAACTGATAGTTCACAAACGTAGTCATAGCCCACAAAATAAGCCACATAAAAAATACATAGCCACTCGTGTTCCGTTCAATCCTAGTGCGATTAACCTCGCTGTAGGCTTCACGAATATTTTGCAGATGTTGTTTCTTATCCATTTCATTTTCCTTTTCTACTAAACACAATATCCGATTGTGAATAGTGGTCGCCACATAATCCCGACAGTCGGGATTATGTGACAGCACCATCAACAATTACTTATTACGTATAGCGCACATCATAAGCAAACAAATAAGCAGTATGTTCATTAACTACTCCATTTACCTCAGTGCATACACTGATGGCAACATCGGTGTATTCATAACCACCAGCACGAACAGAAAGATAATTATCATCTTCCCCTGATGACGGATCCCAAAGAAACTCAATGTAATCGCAACCCCAGTTGATATCACTAGCGTATTTTTTTGCGAAGTCCAATGCTGAATGAAGATCAAAAAACAATCTACGAAAGTCTCTATGACCATACTCGCTGTCAGAAACGTAAACAACATAAGCAGTTTTGTAACTATTGGCTGTTCTGTTAAACACGCAACAGTTACTAACCCACTCATCTGAGATCGCTTTAAGTTCTGATACCAATTTCATATCTTTATATCTCTCTCTCTATGTCTGTTTGTATTCCCTACCCGCACTTACGAATAGTGGTGGGGACATAATCCCGAACTCGGGATTATGTCACCGCACCATCAGTAAGAACTATTACGAATACCAATCCGTGATAGTTGTCCCGTCAATAATGGGCTTAATGATGCCGTTGCCAAAATTGCACAACTTCACACGAGCACCCAACGAGAACTCGTCGCAAAGATAATCACGCATGTAATCAGCCTTTGCAAGATACTCGCACTCACGAAACATGAAGCACTCACCGTCCCACATTTCAATCCACACTTGATTGCCCTGTAGGAACACTCCTGCTACATTTGTCTCACTCATTATATTCTCTCTTTCTGCTTTAACTGCCACACTGTAGTGCGAACAGTACCGCCACAATAATTGTGAACAGTAGTGGTGCCATAATCCCGACGGTCGGGATTATGGCAACCGTACCGCTAACAATTCTAATTAAAGAATGTTCTGCAATGCCTTGATCAAAGCGAGACGCTCTGCCTTGGTGCACTTCGCATACTTTGATGCCTCATCAACCGCATTGAACTTCTTTGCTGTTGTTGTTTTCTTGCCACCAAGTTCACGCATCGTGAAGTACGATGCGTCGGATGCCTTAGCAAACTTGTTGTAGCAGTTGATCGCACTGCTGATCTTGTTCTGGATCGTCTTGACGCTCTTGTCTGTTTTCTTTGCGATCTCTTTCGCAATGACGATCTTCACGCCTTGCTTGAGATCTTTTTCTGTTGCCTCCAACAACTCAACCAAACTCTTCCCAAACAACCACAAGTTCTCTTGTGACGTTCCGACTGAGTTCACGTAAGCGATTCCGCTTGCGATGGTCGTTGCTGTTGTTGCTGTGTTGCTTTTCATTTTTCTGTTCCCCTTTCAAGGGATAGATAATCCCGACGGTCGGGATTATGGTTTGGATAGGCGACCACACACACACTGCATGGCTTATTGCACGCTTGTATGCGCTGTCTCCCATATATAGTTATTGCTCGTATTGGCGCCTTTCGCTTGTTGCCCAATATGGGGAAGGGTTTGCGGTTTTGCGCTACAGCAGGCATGGGCGCATGGCCCCCCACCCGTACCCCAAATCAAAGGAGTCCCGACTCGTGCGTGTCTGAATTTATTTTCTTTTCTATTCTGGATAGGTAAAGTGACCTAGGTCACATACCACTGTAGTGTCTAGCAGTCCCACTTTTTGAGTGATAGTGCTTTACGTGTTGGTCGTCCTTTGGAGTCTTTCATTGGTCCGGGCATACCGCCCATTCGTGCGCAGAACGACTTACGTCGTGCTGCTGACTTGGGACTCTTGGCTGCTTGTTTTGCTGATACTGGTGGTTTTAGGGTTCCACCTGTTTGCGCTTTGTATGAGGCTCTGCCTTTGGCGTTGAGTCCGCCTGCAGGGTTTTTGCCTTCTTTGCGTGTCCATGCTGCTGTTTTTTTGCTTGCCATTACTTCTTCTTAGTACCCATTTTTTTAGGCATTGCAGAGTTTAACATCATTTTGCCGTTAGGCATTTTGTGCATCTTCTTAGATGCACTTTTTGCGTGTTTCATAGTTGCTCCTTATTGTGCTTCTGGGATGTAGTGCCAATGTCTTTCAACTGTAGTGCCTACAGTTTCAAGACAGTTTTTTCTCTTCCCCCCCTATAGTCCCCCCCGTTTGTAACATCAAGCATTTAGTTACAAAAACAACAGTTAGTATGGCATCTACAGAAGCACTATTAACCAGCGATCAGCAACGGTACATGGACTGGCTATGCACCGCTCCATCTGAACGTGTACCCTCTTCTAAGAAGCAGTATGCGATCCTTGCGTCTGTAGATGTCACAACTCTACGACGCTGGGAAAAGAAACCAGCATTCCGACAAGAATGGCAGACCCGTGTGGACGACCTTCAAGGGTCGCCTGAGCGTACTCAAGCGTTGTTGGACACACTGTACAACAAGGCTCTGGAAGGTGACACCAAGAGTGCCCAGTTGTATCTGCAGGCTACTAACCGTATGGCTCCTGCCACGATTGAGGTTAAGAGTGAGAAACGTTCTGCCGAGTTGTCTGATAGTGAGTTGGACGAACTAATTGCTGCTATGGCATCTAGAGAAAAGCAGTCTAGGGCTTTGAAGGTTGTTTAGTGCAATTGGTTGAATGTGATCGTTGTGGTGAACAGTACCCGAATAATTGGGGCAAATGCCCCAGTTGTGATTCGGGTGAACATCCCACTGTAGGAGGTTTTGATGATGAAGATTACTAGTTTGGCTGTAGTGGGTTTGTTCTTTTTGGCTGCATGTAGCGATTCTTACCGTTACCCTTGCCAAGATCCTGCCAAGGCTAGGACACCAGAGTGTTCTTGCACTCCTAGGACAAAGAATAAGGCTCTTGGGGCTATCCAGATTCCTACCACTGATGGTGTTCGTGGAGTAAACTGCTGATGGCTCGTAAGGAACGCCTAACAGAAGAACAACTGAATACCCGTTTACGATTTGTGATCGGTGTAGTGCTTGCTGCTGTGTTGGCTGGCACTATGGGGTCGGTATTGTATTCTTTGATTTATGTGACTCAACCTATGGAGCAGTCACCGAACGATAAAGCATTTTTTGATTTGATCACACCGATTGCAACATTCCTTGTCGGAACGTTGTCTGGTGTGATGATTTCTAATTCTAATAATAAGAAAGATAAGGATACTAATGGCGAACACTAAAATATCGGCTTTAACCGCAGTAACAAGTTTAACTGGTGCCGAAACTATTCCTGTTGTACAATCTAGCGTAACAAAAAAGGCTACTCTTACTGATCTTCTCAACCTTGAACCACCGGGATTAAAGAATCTGATCCATAACGGCAACTTTATTGTTGACCAGCGTGGTAACGGTACAACACATTCGGTTGCTGTATCTACTACAGCATTTTCTTATTATGTTGATCGTTGGTTTGGCAACTCTACTGGCGCAGCATTAACAGGAAGTCTTATTACTGGTCTTGGAACCAGCCGATACAACTACCGTTTAACTGGTATTGTTTCCAATACGGGTTTTAACGTTGGACAACGTGTTGAATCAATTAATGTTGGTCATCTTGCGTCATCTACAGCAACCTTGCAATTCAAGGTTGCCAGCAGTTCTTTGACAACTTTAACTTACACTATTAGTTATGCAAACACTGCGGACACGTTTGGAACGCTTGGTTCTCCAACAAAAACAACTATTGTTACTGGTTCCGTAGCGGTAACAGCAACTTTGACTAGGCAAACAGTTTCTTTCACTATGCCTGCTAACGCATTTGGTGTTGAAATATTGTTTACTGGTGGTGCACTGGTTGCTGCGCAAACTTTTACTTTGGCTGATGTTCAACTTGAGTCTGGTTCTGTTGCTACGGCTTTTGAAACACGCCCATATCAAACAGAGTTGGCTTTGTGCCAACGTTATATCAACGGCTTTACTACAAGCACATACCCGGGAACCACATTAGGTGGTTATACCGTAGGTGTTGGTTATTCAACATCTACAACCAACACTCATGTTTTTGTTCCCTTTGCGGTGCCGTTAAGAGTTAGAGCAACGGGAATAACAACACCAACATCTTACGGTAGTTTCAACTTGTTTAATGGTTCAAACACTAGCGGTACTCCAACCGCAATTGCTTACGTTAACCAATCTGGACAACAACAAGGAATGCTAGCGGTAACCACAACGGCAGCAGCACCAACATTGACTGCTGGACAGGGCGCCTATTTGCAATACACCTATGCTTCTGGGCATCAACCTGTTCTTTTTACTGGAGCCGAACTGTAAATAATGGAACTCAATGACCTTCTCAACGAGAAGGAATGGAGGATCTGCAAAGGTCCAGAAAACGCTACCAACGAAGAACTCGTTGATGCTTTCGTCTATTTCTGCTCAAATTACTGGTTTATTAAACATCCCGAAAAAGGTCGCATCAAGTTTGATATGCGTGAAGCACAGGTTGAAACTGTTGCTGCATGGATAGATAACCGTTACAGCATCGTTCTCAAGGCTCGTCAAATCGGTTTCTCCACACTGGCTAGCGCATACGTGTTCTGGGTCACTTTCTTTTGGAAAGACCGTTTTGTGATCATGTTGTCACGTACTGAACGTGAAGCAATGAAACTACTAGCCAAGTCCAAATACGGCTTCAAGTTCCTGCCAAAATGGATGGTACTACGTGGACCTAGCATTATTGATAATAACCAACTAAAAATGTCTTTCTCTAATGAGTCTGCTATTGAATCATTGCCATCAGGTAACGATCCTGCTCGTGGTGAATCAGTATTCCTCGTTGTAGTTGACGAAATGGCGTTCTTGCCCAACAGTGACGAAGCATGGGCTTCTATTGAACCAATTGCCGACGTTGGTGGACGAGTCATCTGCCTCAGCACTGCCAACGGTGAAGGCAACATCTTTCATGAATTATGGGTTGGTTCCCAAACAGGGAACAATCAGTTCAAGGGTGTGTTCTTTCCTTGGTCTGCATCTGACCGTGATGACGAGTGGTATGAGGCTAAGAAACGCCAACTGCCTGACTGGCAGTTAGCGCAAGAATATCCAAGTGACCCTGATGAGGCTTTCATTCGCTCTGGGCGCCCCGTATTTGACATTGATGCACTACGAGCCTTGGAAGTAGAAGAACCTGCTAGGGGCTATTTACATGTGTACTCGGATAAACATATTGAGTTCCGTGAAGATGGTGGGGAACTAGCCATTTGGCAGTTCCCTGAAGTTGGTGGTATTTATTGTATTGGGGCTGACGTTGCGGAAGGTTTAGGTCATGGTGACTACAGTACAGCACACATTATTAACGGTTACACACAGGAAGTTGTAGCGCACTGGCATGGTCACATTGACCCTGACCTTTTTGGAGAACACGTCCTATACAACCTAGGACTGTTTTACCATGGTGCCCTAGTAGGTGTTGAATCCAACAACCACGGGCTAACCACACTAAAGGCACTACAACGAGCAGGTTATAAAAATATCTTCCGTCAACGTCGTTTGGCTCAACGCACACCTGTTGCTACAGAAATCTTGGGTTGGCGTACCACGGCAGCGTCTAAACCTTTGGCTATTGACGAACTAAACGGAATGATCCGTGATGGTTTACTAGATCTTAGGTGTGAACATACTATTGCTGAAATGCGAACTTTTATTCGTGAGGCTAATGGTAAGACTCATGGTTCTCCGCATGACGACCGTGTCATGTCTTTGGCTATTACTAACCAAATGTTGAAATACATTTGGTTGCCTGAATACCAGATTTCTCAAGAGCCACCTAAGAATAGTATGGCTTGGTGGTCTAGGCATATTCCTAATAAACAGCAACCAAAGTTTGTTCTGGGTTCATTCGCATCAAGAACGTGACAAACTAATCTAATACTATGGCGATTTATACCTGCAAAGACTGTTCAACCAAATTTGAACACGACGATCTACCTCGTCGTGGAGAATACTGTTTCAAATGCCACCTAAAAGGCATTCGTTTAGGCTTTACCTACGGCAAAGAACAATTCCACGGACCCACTATTGGGGAACAGGCACGTCAACAGGTAGCGCAAGCAAAAGCAGCCGGCATTAATGCCGAACCAGTCGGGAGCCGTTGGATCTAATGAATTGGGCTGTCGCTATTGTTGTAGCAATCATCACTGGTCCAGTTGTAGTGCTACTACAAATGTTGAGGCGAGAAAACACTCAACAACATAGCGAGTCTCGAGATTTACTACACCACATGGTCCTCAAAGTGGACCGTGTGGATGAAAACCTAAACAAGCATATCAAGGAGCATAATAATGGTAATCAAACTAAGTGAACAACAAAAAGCAATGTTGGCATCATACGTCCGTTCAGCAGTAGGTGCTGGAGTTGCAGTTTACGCTACAGGTAACCATAACCCTAGTGACTTGGCAAAGGCTGCTGTTGCAGCGTTGTTGCCACCTTTGATGCGTTTTCTTAACCCTAAAGATGGTGCTTTTGGACTTGGTGGTTCTAAATAATGGCACGCAGTAGTAATGCTGATTTGCTGAAAAACTATCGCACAAAACTTAGCCAGACTAAGCGTATGCGTAAACAGGAACAGTTTGACGATACGTGGAAACGTATGTTGGATCTTTACCGTGGACGACACTACGAGAACTACTCTGACGAGGATCGTTTGTTGGTTAATATGGCATTCTCAACGATCAACGTTATTGCTCCTAGTGTTTCTGTAAATCATCCTAAGATTACTGTTTCTGCTCGGCGTCCAGAGGACGCTGACAAGGCTACTGTTACTGAAGCAATTGTTAACTATTGGTGGCGACACTATGGGTGTCAGCCACAGTTCCGTTCTGCAGTAAAAGACTTCTTGATTTTTGGTCATGGTTGGATTAAAGTTGGTTACCGTTTTGTTGAAGAAGAACGAGTAAAGAACGCTGATCCCAACGTCGAAGAAAACGACGTTGTAGATCTTGTTCCTGAATCTAATGTTGAAACAGAACTTATTGTTCTTGAGGATCGCCCATTCATTGAACGCATTAGTCCTTTTGATGTGTTTGTTGATCCAGACGCTACATCAATGTATGATGTGCGCTGGATTGCCCAACGTATCAAACGTCCACTTGTTGATGTAAAGAACGACCGCAGGTATAACTCTAGTGCTCGTTCTGAGGCTCAACCTTCCTTGTACTCCAAGTATGGTGATGATGTTCAGATTAAACAACCTTATGGGGAAGAACGTGATGCGTATGTTGAGGTTTGGGAATTGTATGACATACCAAAGAAAACTATGGCAGTTTTCTGTGATGGTCCAGACAAGTTCCTGATTGCTCCAACTAAGATTCCTTTTGCTTTCGGTCATCCTTTTGTGATGCTCAGGAACTATGAGGTTCCAGAGCATTTCTATCCAATGGGTGAACTAGAAGCCATTGAGTCATTGCAACACGAATTGAACGCTACTCGTACACAGATGATGAATCACCGTAAACGGTTCTCACGTAAATGGTTGTATAAGGAATCTGCGTTTGATCCTGATGGTCGTTCTGCTTTGGAATCTGATGAAGATAACATCATGGTTCCTGTTGCCGGTGACGAACCACTATCGGGTGTAATTGTTCCAATGCCTGCAGTTATTAGTCCACCAGAGTTCTACAACCAGTCAAGTCTTATTGCTGGTGACATGGACCGTGTTTCAGGTGTGTCTGATTATATGCGTGGAGCAATGCCCGAGATCCGTCGTACTGCTACTGAAGCATCTATTGCACAGGACGCTAGCAACGCTAGAGCGTCTGACAAGTTGGCTGCAATTGAATTGTATATTGGCGCTACAGCACAACGATTGGTTGCTTTGGCACAACAATACATGACTGGTGAACAGGTTGCTCGTGTTGTTGGTTCTAACGCAATCCCATTGTGGGTTAAGTTTGACCGTGACTACATTGAAGGCGATTTTGATTATGAGGTAGAGGGTGGTTCTACTGCTCCTGTTAATGAGTCGTTCCGTCGTCAGATGGCTTTGCAAATGGTTGATGCTATGGCACCGTTTGTGGGCGCTGGTGTAGTGGACATGGCTGCTTTAGCACGACACGTACTGCAGTTTGGGTTTGGTATTAAATCTCCTGAAGCGTTCCTTGCAGGTCCACCACCTCAACAAGAGATGGCTCCTGAACAAGGTGGAATGCCACCTGAACAGGGTGGAATGCCACCGCAAGGAATGCCACAGATACCACAACAGATGCCACAGGGTGAACCTATGGCTCCTGAAGGTGGGATGCCGCCAGAATTGGCAGCAATTCTTGGTGGTGGCGCACCAATGCAATAAATGTTACAAATAATATCTATCTATAGGAACAACCGAGTAAGGACTCCATGAGCGATACAAATGAATATGCAATCACTGAAGTAGACCCCATTATTGATGGACAAGTTGAAAGTGTTGAAAGCGAACCTTCTTCAAGTGCTGAAGATTACTTTTCTTGGGATGAGTATGCTGACCGTAAAGTCAAACTACCTGTCGCTGGTGAAGAGATTGAAGTACCTTTAAAGGAGGCGTTGGCTGGTTATCAACGTCAAGCGGATTATACCCGTAAGACACAGGAACTCAGTCAGCAAAAGCAACAAGTACAGTTTGCTAGTGCCTTGCAAGAGGCTTTAGATAAAGATCCTGCATCTACAGTTGAGTTACTACGAAACCATTATGGTTTAAATAACGAAATTGTTGAAGAAGACGAATATATGGACCCTTGGGAAAAACAGTACCGAGAAGTCAATAAGCGTCTGCAGTCTTTTGAAGAGTCACAAGCATTGCAAGAGATTGAAAAAACTGTTTCTAGGTTGCAAAGCAATTATGGTGAGGATTTCGATCCGAATGAAGTTGTTGCTAAAGCCTTAGCAACTGGTAATAATGATTTGGAAGCCGTTTATAAACAAATTGCTTTTGACAGACTTTGGGAGAATCAAAAACAGATGAATGCTAAAAGTCAGAAAGAAAAGCAAATTATTGAATCTAAACGGCAGACAGGGATTGTTTCTGGTGCTGGTACTTCAGCAGCAACAACTACATCATCTACTGCACCTGTCTCTTCTTTGAGAGACGCTTTTGATTTGGCTAAACGCCAACTTGGAATTTCAAACTAATCACATCTATTTATAGGAGGCTACAATGCCGGGAAATGCTAACTTTGATGCACTCTTGTCAACCACCCTTGCGAACTACCGTTCACAACTCACTGACAACGTGTTCACCGCTCGTCCACTTACTTACACCCTTATGGACAAGGGTCGTATCCGCATGCTTAACGGCGGAACAAAAATTGTTGAACCACTGATCTACGGTCAGAACGATACTGTTAAATCGTACTCTGATTACGATTCAATCAACCTTACACCTCAGACGGGTATCTCGGCTGCTGAATACGAGTGGAAGCAGTATGCTGCTTCAATCTCAATCAGCGGTATTGAAGAAGCCAAGAACAATGGTGAACAAGAAATCATCAACCTTTTGGAAGCAAAAATCATGCAGGCTGAAGAGTCATTGCGTGAAGGTTTCAACCAAATGTTCTTTGCTGATGGCACTGGCAACAGTGGCAAAAACTGGAACGGTCTTGGAAACCTTGTTGAGGCTTCGGGTACCGTTGGTGGTATTGACCGTGCAGGAACAGGCAACTCTTTCTGGCAGTCATACGAAGAGAACACTGCAACCGCTTTGACACTTGCTCAAATGGCTACCGCTTACAACACCGTTTCTGTTGGTAACGATCACCCAGACACAATCCTTACTACCCAAACTTTGTTTGAAAAGTATGAAGCATTGCTACAACCACAATTGCGTTACACTGACACCAAGACTGCTGATGCAGGCTTCCAGAACTTGTTGTTCAAGGCTGCCCCAATCATGTACGATGTGCATTGTACTGCTGGTGTAATGTACTTCTTGAACACCAAGTACATCACGCTTGTTGGTCATAGTGCCAAGTGGTTCCAGCAGACCGATTTCATCCGTCCAGAAGACTTGGATGCTCGTTACGCTTTGATCATGTGCTACGGCAACTTGACTGTACGTAACTGCAAGAAGCAAGGCAAGTTGACCGCTAAAACGGCATAACTGAAAGTGGGGGGGGAAACCCCCCACATTCTTATTTCTATTCTTTAAACAAATCATCTATTAATTAGGAGGCAATATGCCACTCGTAGGAAACACCACATCAGGCGCACTCACCCGTACACGTATCGCAGATTACATTGCTGCATCAGAATCAGTAACTCCTGTTGCTGTAACTGACGCTGCTCGTGTAGCAACTGCAGCAGAACTTTTTGTTAGCAAACTGTTCATACAAACCCCAACAGCAAACCGTACCTTCACTACACCAACTGGTGCAGAGTTGGCTACAGGTCTTACTGATGAGGTTGTTGGTTCATCATTTGAATTTACTATCGTTAACCTTGCTGGATCATCGTACAGCATTACGTTGACCGCTGGTGCATCTGGAGTTACTATTGTTGGTAATGCTGTTGTTGCTGCTGCAACATCAGGTACTTTCATTGGTGTATTTACTGCTGCCAGCACGGTTTCTATTTACCGTAAGTAATATTTAATCGGTGGTGGTGGACTAGTAACATCGGAGTATGGACAACTAGCCACCACCACTATTATTTTCCAAATACAATTAGGAGCAATAATGAGTATGAGTGACCTTTCATCGTATGCGATGATGTTTTCCAACAGCAATGCTGGCGGCAAAATGCCTAAAGGTAAAAAGAAGAAAGCATCAGCACCTAAGGCTACTGTGCGTTCTAAGCCTAAGGCAGATAGAACAGCGGGAATGCCTAACAAGGCACAACGTACAAGCACTACAGCAGGTATGCCTAACCGAGCACAGGTTGTTAACCCACGTACTTTAGGTATGCCTAGCAGTAGTCAGTCTACAGCCGTTAAGGGTGGTCGTGGCAAGTCTAGTGGTGCTGGTGTACCGCAACGTCCTTCTAGTGCTGCACAGATGCGTGCACAAGAATCTGGCAAGGGTCGTGCTGGTGCTAGTGCTGCTGATAAGCGTCGTATGGAATCATCTAGTGCTAGGTCTGGACCTAAGAATGTTTCAGTTGGTGTTGGTACTAACCGTACTTATGAGCAAGCCAATATCAAGGCTGGTTCAAAGAATAAGCCTGTTGGTTCTGCTCGTTCAATGGAATCACCAAAAGGGACTAAGGCTGCTACAGCCCGTACTGGTTCTGCCCGTGGTGTAGAGTCACCAAGCACTCCTAAGAAGTATGGTTCTGCTCGTTCGGTTGAACAACCAGCGAAGAAGGATCGTAGCAATACTAGTGCTGCTGCTCGTCGCAAAATGGAAAGCCGTTCACGCTAGTTACAAATCACTCTAATAGTGATGAGTAACTCTAAAACTTCCCAATTAGCCCACACCATGTATGGCAATCCCATTAGTGGAATTCGCCCTGCATCAAACGTACCCGGATCAAAGATGGCTACAGCCAGCGCACCCTACACGGGGCGCCAACGCTGTATCGCCAACAATGACACTTGTGAAGGTCCACAGGCTAAAGGGACAGAACATTGCATTGGTCACCTGAGGGCTATGGAGAAAGGTCGTGACGTCGGATGAGTACATCAACAGAACTTGTTAACTTAGTCCGAGAAATCATTGACCTTGATGAAGCAGATCTGCCCATCTCTCTGGTACGTACGTACTTGCGAGATGGGTATGACCGTGTAATCAACCTTGAACGCACTTGGCCGTTCTTTGAAACAACTACATCGTTTAACACTGTAGTTAACCAGCGAGAATACCCTACTAGTGGTATTGGTGCAGGAAACTTTAGAGAGATTACCAGCATGGTTGATACCAGTATTTCTGGTAACCGTTTGCGTTTAATTGCTCTTGAAGATGCTGAACGTATTTGGTCTGGCAGTTTGGACACTGCTGCTCGCCCAATGTATTTTGTTGAATGGAACAGTACACAGTTTTTGTACCCTAAACCTGATCAGATATATACGATCAATGTTCGTGGTTACCGTAAACAAACTTACGACTGGGTAAATGATGGGAACGTTGAAGTTGACTGTGATGAACGTTTACACACTGCTCTAGCGTATTATGCTTTGTCTCGTGCTTACCAGCGTCAGGAAGATGCTGAGATGGCTGCAATGTATAAACAGTCTTTTGATGAGGCTGTAACGTTGGCTCGCAAAGAGATCATGCGTATCACTAGTCATCGTCCTGCTATTTTGTCTGGCGGTTTCCCTTACGTCAGTTATGATCGTTGGACACAGAATCTTGGTAGAACTCTAAGAAATTATCAACCGTAGGTTCGTATGGCTAAAGGTTTACAGTTATTTAGACAAGACGATTTCACGGGTGGTTTAAACCTTCGTGCCGACCAGTTCCAGTTGGGTGCTAACGAATCACCCAGCATGTTAAACGTTGAGATTGATCCTAGGGGTGGTGTCGCTAGCCGTGGTGGCATGAGCACAATTGTTTCTACTAACATTGTTACTGGTTTATCAACTTTTAGTGGTTTAACTATCATTACTGAAGATGGAGATCTTTTAACTGGTGAGGGTGGAGATTTTTTTGTTACCGAAGTTATAACTAGTGGTTGGAATCCCAAGAACCTTTTTGCTTTCAATGGTTCTACTCACCAGTTGATGTTGTCAACTGGTTTTGATACATCTAACGGTCTTGTTTATCAAGGTACTGGCTCAAACTTCACTAGCACTACAATCCCTGTGGTTAATCCTGATGGTGCTACTTTTGCTTCTTGGGGTTCCACATTGTTTGTTGCTACTGGTGGACAGTCATATTCTTGGAATGGTTCTAGTGCTACAGCGTTGTTGGCTAGTGGTGACACTGTTGCTGGTGGTCTTGCTGTTGTGTGGGGTACAGCATCGGATCATATGCCTCAGGCTAAACATGCTATTACTCATGCAGGTAAAATGTTTGTTGCCAACACCAAAGAGTATGTTTCTGGTGTCTTGACTTCTTTTCCTAACCGTATTCGTTGGTCTGACGAGGCTGTAGTGAACCCTACTAGGTGGACTGCAGCAAACTATATTGACATTAACGATGGTGGTCAAGGCATTACTGCGTTGGCTTCGTTCAACGGTGTTTTAATTGTATTTAAAGAGTTTGGTGTTTACGCTATTCTTGGTTACAACTCGGATAACTTTCAAGTTATCCAGTTGTCAAACAAGGTGGGAACAATAAACCAGAACACTGTTTGTACTACCGAACGTGGAGTATATTTTTTCTCTTGGCCTGACGGACTATATTTCTATAACGGCAAACAGATCATGGACGTTTTCGAGAATATTCGTCCTATTTTAAAAACTTCTAAAGTTAACTCAAGTAGTACTAACAAGATTTATGTTAATAGTATTAATGATCGTGTATGGGTTTCGTTACCTTATTCCGAAAACGAAACGTTAACTTATCCTAGTGTTTCTTTTGTTCATGACCCTACATTGGGGACTGCTGGTTGGACCATGTTTCAAACAGGAGATGATTATGGTGTTTCTGGTGGATGTACTTTCACTAAAAGTGATGGCACTGTTATTAATGCTGCAGCGCATCCTGTTGCCGAGTCTGTTTTGAATGTTGATATAAAAGCAAATCAAGTGGACAATGTTTCTGGTGTTGACGAATCTTTTGATAGTTACTATAGAACTAGATGGATTGATGGTCGTAACTATTCTATGAAGAAAATGTTTCGTAGACCTGATTTTGTTTTGAAACAAACCGCTACTGCACGCACTTTAACTATTGGTGTTTATCATGATTATGAAGAGGCTTCTGAACAAAAAGAATTTGGTATTGATCTAGCATCTGCTGGTTCTGCAGCATTGTGGGGTACGGCACGTTGGGATATTGATCGTTGGGGTTCTGCTAACCAAGGTGCTGTAGTGCTAGCGGGTTCTAATCTAGGGTTGGCTAGAAGTGTTCAGTTAAAGATTTCTGGTCCTACAAGTTTATCTTGGGGTGTTGACAGTTTTACTATTAAATATAATCCACGAAAGGTGAAAGCATAATGCCTTCAATGACAACAACATACACATTTACTAACGGTAACGTTATTGATTCTCTTCAGATGAACACAAACTTCAACGATGTTAAAGCAGCGTTCAACACTAATGCTGTTCAGGTTGACGGTACTGTTAAAGCAACTGAAGCATCTTTGAATGACGGTATTGTTACAACTGCTAAATTGGCAAACCTTGGTATAACAACAGGCAAGATTGCTGATCTTGCCGTTACTGCAGCAAAAATTGCTGATAGTACTATTACTAGTTTAAAGATTGCTGATGATACTATTGTTAATGCTGATATTAACTCTGCTGCAGCAATTGTTGATACCAAGTTGGCTACTATTGCTACTGCTGGGAAGGTGTCTAACTCTGCAACTACAGCAACTAGTGCTAACACTGCTAGTGCTATTGTTGCTAGGGATGGTTCTGGCAACTTTACTGCAGGTACAATTACCGCATCTTTGAGTGGTAACGCTACATCCGCAAACAGTGCAACTACTGCTACAACTGCTACTAATGCCACTAATGCTACGAACGCAACGAATGCTACTAATGCTACAAACGCTACTACTGCTGCGAACCTTACTGGTTTTGGTAGAGGTACTGTTGTTACTACTTTTACTGGACAGTCTGCTCAAAACAGGGTAAGAATGCTTGCTTCTTTTGCTCACGGTTTAGGTGGTCAACCTAGTGGGGCTGCAGTCTATAACGGTGATGGTAGTGCAATGCAAGGCTTGTTCCATGTGTTTTCGGTTGACGCAACAAACATTACTGTTGAGGCTGTAGATTATTCAAACCAGTTTATTAGTATTACTGGTCGTATCTATTGGATGGCGTACCGATAAATCATGACTGCTAGTGCTCCTGATCGTTGGGCTGCCCCGAACTATGCCAGTTTTACTGGGTCTGATGCAACACCGTTGCAACAGACGTTCCAGTCTTTGTCTACGTATTTGGAGAAAATTAATAACAGTGTGACGATTGCTAGTGCTGCTGGTGTTTCTAGTTTGGCTGGTACAGCCAACCAAATAACGGTGTCAGCATCAACTGGTGCAATCACAGCGTCGTTTCCAACCAACTTGGTGTTGGCTGGAAACGTTTCGGTTCCTGCTGACGGGAAAATTATTGATACCGCCAATGCTAACTATTTTACACCTAAAGACCAGTATGGAAACATGTACCATAAACTTACTAGTGGTAGTTTTTATGTTGATGCAAACACTTACTATTTCCGTAATCAGGCAACCACAAACTTGTTTACTATTGATGTAAACGGTACTTCTTCCAGTTTGGGAACCTTTACTGCTTATACTGGCACTAAAACAATAAACTTAGGTGCGTGGGATGCTAGTTCAGCATGGACAAGCGTGTGGAGTACAAACGGATATCTTTTGTTAGGACACACAAGTGGAGACTCTAACATTTATTTGAGGACAAGTGGTGTTGGTAACGTAAGAATTGGTGGTAATGGAAACAACACTTTAGAAGTAGGCAGTGCTTCGGCTTCTATTACAGGTTCATTTACAGTTAGTAATTATATTGCTTCTGGCTCAACAGGCGTAACTGATGCTGGTTCTGTTTCTGCTACTGGCTGGTTTCGCCCTACAGGGAATACTGGCATATATTTTCAGTCGTATGGTGGTGGCTGGTGGATGACGGATTCAACTTGGATTCGTAGTTACAACGGTAAAAATGTTTATGTGGATGCCGAGGTAAGATTCGGTTACTTGTTTTCAAGCAATGCAACCCGTTATCGGGGTTCGTACGGTGGTATGAGTTTTGGCAACAACGGCGCACTTAACAACTGGGATGGAATAGAATGGCAGTCCCCATACTCCCAAACTTTGATGGTTGGTCAAATTGGCGCTGCAGGCTATTCAGGAATGTATTACAACAACAACACATGGTCTTGGCTGTTCAACTACGGCACAATGGTAATCCCTTCAGACGTTAGATACAAAAGAGAAATTCAACCATTAACTATCGGGTTAAATTTTATTAAAGCGTTAGAACCAATCTCATATCTGAAACTTACCGAATCACCTGATGATGACCCTGATGCAACTCAAGGTGGTTACTACTATGGTTTCTCTGCACAGAACGTAAGAGCAGCCTTAGATGCTTGTGGTGAAACACGAGACGTAAGAATACATGACATTGGTGGACCTAACATGGGTCTAGTGGCTTGCACAGAGGATGCTGTTTATGACAGGCAGTTTATAGGTCTTACAGAGTTTATAAGCCCAATAGTTCTTGCTATACAAGAATTAGAACAAAGAGTATCACAACTAGAAGGAACAGTATGAGCAACACAGATATTCAAGTAAAACCAGAACACGTCATTGAAAGCCTGAGTCGGCAAGTAGCCGAACAGGCACAAAAGATTGCCATACTGGAATCTTACCTACGTCAAATGCAAGAAGAACCTAAGGAAGCCCCTAAGGCTGTAGTTGACCTGTAGGTGACAAAAGGACTATTTGTATGAGCAACATTGACTTTAGCCCTTATCAGGCACAGAAAGACGCTAGGAAGGCGCAGTACGGAGCCACCACGGCTCGTAATGCGTATTCCCGTTTCCTGTCCCAAACTAGAGGCAACCGCAATCTTTTTGATATGCAGAATGCTCAAGAAAAACAAACACCCTCATTTGTGTCATCCTTTAGGCAACGTGGTGTAGCAGGTCCGGGTGTGCAGTCTGGTATTTTCACTAAAGGTCTGCAAGATTATGCTAACCAGCAGTTCACTGATATGTCTAGAGCACAGCAGGATCTTGCTAATGAGATGTATGGTTTTGATTTGACTGATCAGCAATCTTTGGCTGACTATGAGTCAGGCAATGCTGATATTGATGTTCAGAAGCAACGTGAGATTGCTCAGGCTGCTGCTACTTTAAATTCGTTCAAACCGTTCATGTCGTGAGGTAATTATGGCTCCACCTAAAAAGAAAACCAATAACAGTGCTGCTGGCTTCCGCATGGCTGACGAAGCAGCAACCAAAAAAGCAGGTAAGAACGCAGTAACCACTGTGCCTACTACTGTCACACCTACGCCAACTGGTTCTGGTATGAAGGGCATGAGTGCTAATGATGCTTTTGCATTGTTTAGACAAATGGGTCTTTCTATGGGTGGGGGAGGAGGTTCTAACTCCAGTATGGTTAATGCCGCTAATCAACTTGCTTGGGAAAAACAAAAGTTTCGCATGGAACAAAACGCTAAACTTCAGCAAGAACTTTATGATCGTCAGGTTGCTGCAAATCAAACTGCTAGAGATGCAACTGCATTGCAAAATCAACGTACAGGTTTAGACGAATATCTTGCTGGCATTCAGGCACAAATTGATGCTGGTCCTAGTGGTTATGGTCAAAAGCAAGAGGCACTCAAAACTCAACTTGGTGGTATTTATGATACCGCTAAGTCAACAATGGGTACTAGCCAATCAGACTTGGAGAAGTCTTTGGCTACTATGACTAATCCTTTTGCTGGTTATCAGGCTCAGGCTGCACCAACGTTTGATACAACCAACTTGAGAAACCTTCTTGAAGGTTCACAAGTTGGTATAGATCCTTTGGAACGTCTTGCTGCACTACAGCGAAACGAGAACACTAGTCAGGCTAATGCTTTCCAAAACTTGATGAGTACTCTGGGTAATGTTTATCAGGGTTCTATGTCTGATCGTTTGGCTAATGTTAAGCAAGGTAATACTTATGCTAGTGGTCAGGCTGATTTAAATAAGGCTGCTTTAATGTCGCAGTTATCGGGTGAACAGTCTGACATTCTAGAGAAGTTGAAGCAGGCTCTTTTGGCAGGCAAACTACAACGTGGACAGTTAGGATAATTTATGGCTCCTCAACCAATGCCGGACCTCAACCCTCTTTTGGCTATGATGCTTTTAGGCAAACAGGGAAAATCAAATCTTAGTGGTATTTCTTCCATGACTGGAATGATGGACAATCCTTGGATTGGTATCTTGACTGGAGCATACGATCCATTGTCGCAACAGAACCAAGCAGACATACCTGATTCACCTACATACAATTATATTGCTAATGACCCTAATAGTCCATTAACTGTTAAACGTGTAGCACAAGCAATTGTTGAAGAAGGATTACCCATCCATGTAGTGCAAAATGAAATTAATAGCATGTCTAGTGATGGTGGTTACTCTAAAGAAGAGTTAAAGTCTTTGGCTAATAAACTTGCTGTAGAAAAGGCTGATGTTGATAAAGCAAAAGGTACTGCTGCTAAAAGTAACATGTTTTCTAAAGGCGGTTTCTCAAACTATACTGAACAGTATTCTGACAATCCTTCTTTAGCACCTTTTAGTGATGAGGCTAGAAAGTATATGTCTAGTTTGGCTAATCAGGCTTCATCTATGCGTAGTGAGGCTAATCTTTCAACAAGAAATATGGCTGGACAAAATAAGAAACTTGCTAAAAAGAATCTTAGTGTTCCAGAAATTCAAAAACTTTTGGATGATGTTCAAAATGAGAAATATAACTTGGAAGATCAAACTGCGTGGTGGTCGCCACAGGCAGCAATTAATGACATTGCACCTTTGAGTGTTTTAAAAGGAGTATTTAGGAATCCTTTTAAAAAACATGAAAATAAAGATAGAAAACTTAAAGGCGAACTTAATGCTCAGGAAGAGGCTTTGAAGAAGAAACTTTCTCAGGCTAAGGTTGCTGAAAAGAAGTTTGGCAAGGGTCAGAAAGCACCTATAAACGAAGTTTATGGTGACTTGTCTGACCCAAAAAACTTGGCTAAATACTTTGAGATTCAAAGCAAAATTCAGACTGCTAACCAGTTGGAGAAAAAAGCCAGCGATTATGGTGGTTCTGTTATTTCTAAGGCTGAGCAGGAAGGGCGTACCCCATTCATGGACCAGTATGCTCAACGTGCCCTTGCCCTTAGAATGCTTACGGGTCAATAAGTTACAATTAGCATTATAGTATATGACTAACTATGATCCTCGTCTTGAACTTGCCCGACGTTTAGCCAACAGCCGTAAGACCAATACCCCATTGAACTTTGGGAATAAAATCAATGTACCTACTACTGGTATAACTGATACTAAAACTAGAGATCTGTATAATCAGGTTACTGATACTAAACTGAGCATTACACAGCAGAATCCTAACTTGGCTGCACAGGTTCGTGCTATTGGTGGTGGATCATCCAGTAGTTTTGGCAGGCTTGGACGCAACCTCTTGGGTGTAGTGACCACAATAGACACTCCTAGGCGTGCTGTTATTTCTACTGTGCGTGAAGTAACAGATGTTCTTGATAGTGATCCCAATACGAAAGGTCGTCTTTCGGATTGGGCTAAACAGACCAAAGACCCTACTTATGGTTTTGGTAAAGCATTTCCAATGCAAGGTAACTTTGGTCGTTTTGTTGGGTTCATTGGTGACGTTGGTTTAGATCCTTTAACGTATGTTACTGCTGGCGCAAAAGGTGCTGCAACGTTTGGTGAACGTCTTGCATTGTATGAAACTCTTAGGGCTAAAGGTATTTCTACTGAAGTTGCTGGACAGTTTCTCCAGAGAGGTAAGACTGCTTTGACTAAGGCTGGTGTCACTAGCGAACAGTTGGCAGATATGGGTTTGAAGCGTTCTGGCATGTACATGTTTGGTTCTAAGTTGCGTATCCCTTTGTCTGGTCCTGTTGGTGAAGCAATTCTTTCTGGCACATCTAGGGCTAAAGTTGGTTTTACTGGTACACGTTTGGGTGAAGTTTTGCAAAAAGGTTTCATGGGTACTGGGAAGAATCAAGAACAATGGATTCGTAGTTTTCGTTTGGCTTTAGCACGTAACGAACCATTGCCATTAAACATGCTAAAAGGCGCTGAACAGATTGCTGGTATTCCTGCTCGTGACATTGCCGTAGGGTTTTTAAATGCTAATACTGCTAGAGAAGCAGCACAAAATATTGCAAAAAAAGAATTTGGTATTCGTGTTGGAATAATGTTGAATGAGATTGGTCCAGAAAATATTGAACCATATCGCAATACTGTTTATCAAGTTATGGAAGGTACTAGACCTGCTTCTAATGCTGCTGAACAAAAACTTGCTCAGGATTTAAGTAAAATATATCAGGATGTTTGGGAGACGGTTAAAACTAGATATCAAGCAGTTGACCCTGAGGCAAGTAAAGGTTTTGTTAACGAGTATTTTCCTTGGGTAATTACTGATGATGCAAAGAAAATTTCTGCTGACCTTGATGCTCCTTGGGTTAAAGATTTGATGACTGTTCTTGAACCTAATCCACTTGATCTTCAGGGTTCGTTTAAATCACGAACTTTGCAAGAAGGAAACAAATGGTTTTGGACAGTGGAGAATGGTGTCAAGAAAGACTATATTCTTAAAGAAGCAGATCTTAACATTACACGGTTGAATGAAATTTCTCGTAATGCTATTGGTGTTGACTTTTGGAAAACTGATGCTGCAGATGTTCTTGGTATCCACTATGTTGATTCTGCCAGCAAGAATATGGGTTTGCTTGAGTTGATTAAAGATCTTGATAGGTCTGGTGTTGCACGTAAAACTCTTCGTGAAGCAGGACAATATGAGGAGATGACTGCTGCACATGCTGCTGCTATGGGTTTGAAAGTTGAAGAACGTACTCAAGGGTTGAAAGATCTTGTAGATGCTGTTGGAAATGCTGTTAAAGAGGTTAACGGTCGTTTGCCGGGTGCTGTAAAAGATCTCGAAGGTGTAGTGCTAAAGGCTGATCAAGAATTGGCTGCAGCAACCGTTGAAGCAGCAAGAGCAGGTCTTTTAAAGAACACTATTGTTCCAGATGAGTTTGTTGATTATTTCAATATCTTTAAAGAAGAACTAGCAAAAAATGCTGACTATGGTGCTGCTGTTCGTGCGGTTGAAGCAGAGATGGAAAGAGTAACTGGAAAACAAAACATTTTTGATTTAAAACAAAGATTCTTTGATTCATTTGAAAAAACTCCAGAATGGCAATTAATTCGTGATGATATACCTATTCTAACTGGACAGATAAGAAGAGGTCCAGCGGCGGCTAGAACTGTTGAGGGTGGTTTAGAGGGATGGCGTTCTAGAGTTGCGAACTTTGGTAGACCTGTTGCTGAAGTACCTTTAGTTGGTCCTACTACTCGTGAAGCAACAGTCAATGCTGCATCTATGGCTGCAGCGAAGAAACAACTATCTAATGCTAAACGAAAGTTAACCAATCTTCGTTCGCAATACGACAATATTTTTGAGTCAGAAATTCCTCACCTTGCTGCTGCTACTAACGAAATGTTAGATAGACAAATTTCAAGCATTGATGATTTAGAGATTGCTATTGCTCAATGGCAAGATGAGGCTGACGCTTTGGCTCGCAGTATTCCTGCTACCAAAGGTCAGATAACTAAAACACAAAAAGGTATTAGCACTACAGCAGTTGCGTCTATGGAACAGCAGGCTAGGGTCAATGCTCATCTGAAAGAGGTTAACGATTTAGCAGCAAGTATTCTTGATGATCTTGAACAGGCTATTCAACGTCACGAAGAATTTGTTGAATTAAGTAATATTTTGTCTACTTCAATGGACAAGATCATTGATGGTAAACGTGTTGCTGGCGTTGATGCTAAAAGACTTAAATCTATTATTGCTGGTACTGGTACAGGTAAAAGTTCTATAGAAACTTTTGGTAAAGATACTGGTGCGGTTAAACAATGGATTGGTGAAAACATTGACGGATTAGATTTCTTTAAAGAAATTCAATCCGTTGTTGGTGTTGCAAATGTTATAACTAAAGATGGTGTTAAAAGGATGACACTATCCGAAGTTTTTGAAGTTGTTGCTAGGGCTGGAATAGATATCAATAGTACGTTGGACAGTATTAATGCCGCTGCTTTTGTTATTGCTAGGGATATAAAATTTTATGGCAAGGATGCTGTCCCTGAAGTTTTGACTTCTTTGCGTAATGAATTGATGGAAATGGTCAAGATACAGGCGGAAAAAGTTGGGTTTGCTCAACGTGCACGTATGGGCGATCAAGTGTTCAAAATTGCACCAGAAGTTAAAGATGCAGAACAAAGAATAAATTATTTCTTTAAAGTAATAAATAAAAATGAAGATCTTTTAACGCAACTTGAAAAACGTTGGGAGTTTAGTGATATTGCTCGTGAGCATATCAACCTTGCAGGGATTGACGTCAATATAAATTTTGAAGATTATTTGAATGAGCATGCTTCACTATTTGGTTCAGACATATTAGATGATCAAGCATTTGTTGATTCGTGGATAAGACAACCTGAAAACACTACACTTGCGCAAATACTTGAACTTAACGACGATAACTTTAAAAGATTTACTGATGAATTAGATACGGCAAACAAAAATATTGATGAACTTTGGAATCAGTACGGTGACAGAATCTCTACTATGAGATCACACAAAGCATTGAAGGACTCCAAGGGTAAACCAATGCAGTTTTCACGTCAAGACCTTGAAGGTCTTACTTATACTACGCAGGAATATGCACAGCAGTTAACTGACCGACTTGCTGCTTATACTGTTGCTAGCGAAGTTGAACGCAGGTTCTCTGCCTTGGGCATGGAACTTGCGTTAATGGGTCATGAAGTACCTACCGATGGTATGCATGCCGCAATTATGCGTAAAGTTGCGCAAGAACATTTAGAGGCTGTATCAGCGTCACAAAATACTATTACTACAGCCTACAACAAACTTTCTGCGATAAGAGATGAGTATGAGGTTATTCGTGGTGCTGCACAATCACCATCATATGCGGGTGAAACCCCTCAAAATGCTTTGAACAGGTTGTTTGAAGAAGCATACGAATCTGAACCCGAAGCAATGAACCAAGTTTTTGGTTCTATTATTAAATTCCATTCTGACGTAAAAGGATATGAAAGCAGACTTAAAAGTTTTGGTGCTAAAAGAAGAGCAGAATACATTGAGCCTGTAAATGCTTTCTTTGAAAGTACACCTGCTTTAAAACAGATGGTCCTTGAAGTAGGGTTGACAAAGGTTGATGTAGATGCTGTGGGTAGAGAATCTCGTATCAGGGCAATAGTTTTAAAGCAACTAACTGACGAAAATTTTGATCCAGCAATCTTGAATGTATCTGATCAAGAGGTGCAAGCAATTAGGGGAAGAGCACGAGAATTAGTATCTTTGGATCGTCAAACAAGAGGACAGAAAACAGAATTTGTTGCAGATCAATTGCGTCCTTGGTTTAACGAGGTTCAACCTTATGTGCGATATACTGAAAAGGATGCTAAGAGAGCATTGAAAGTTTTTGCACCTTTGAATGATGAGTATTCCATTAGGCGTTTCTTTGTTGATCAACTTGGTGGTTCTAGACGTACTCGTGCAGCAAATTCTTTGAGTGCTGGGCAAACCTCTATACAAACCATTCCCGGTGCTTTAAATGTTGAACTTTCTAATATTCGTTCAAGAAGCCGACATATTTTTAATGTTCTTGATCCGCAGACAGATATAAACGAATTTTTGCGTGATCCTTTCGGTTTGCCTACTGGACCTTTTTCTTATCTTGAAAGTTTGAAGGGTTTAAGCAATACTTTAGATCAACAAATTAAAAGAGTTTCTGGTCTTGATTCAGTTAAAGGTATTGTTACTGCAGAAAAACAAGCATTAAAAGTTGGTGAATCTGCAAGACTTGCTAATGCAAGACTTGCCGAAACTGACCCTACAGCGGCTATGGCTGCTAGGTCGTCTAAGTATGTTTTGACTCCAGAGAACCAGCAGAAAGTTGCTAACGCTGTACGTAAAATGCGTGCAGAACATCTTCGTTTGACAAATAAACCCGAGTATGCAATTGCTTTGCATGATCAACAAATGACTGAAGTCTTGCGTAAACTTGCTGCTGTTGATGGTCACACAATGTCTGATTTGCGCAGTGGTGATGCAGGATGGGTTATATCACCTAAGCCAAGTAAAATTAAACTTGCTGATCATGGTGTAGATGATACTATTGCAAACACGTATTTTAAGATTGAAGATGCTGCTGGTGAATACACTGTAGACAGTTATCTTATCAGTCCTGATGGTACTAGAGTTATCAACGTTGAACAGTCATCACGAGCAATGGCAGCCAAAAGGGAAATGATTAATAAAGAAATCAGACGTTTAATGAAAATAAACTCTGATGATCCAATGATTGACAAACTTATTGATGAATCAAATGCTTTGATTGTGCAAAAGTGGCGTCACGTAACTGTTAAAAAAGTTAGAGATGCTAGCGAAGAAGTTGATGTTGCTAACATGTTTAAGTTAAGCACTGTTCAAACGCCTATTGATAAACTTGAAGGTGAAGCGTTAACTAATAGTATTCTTTTTGGTGGTATTACTGGTGAACAGTCTGCACAAAATGTTGCTGACATTATTACTAGTGTAAGATTTGCTACTGAGAATAAATTTGCTACTTTCATGGACCCTAATGCTGCTAGGGTTAGAAGCCAGACAGCGGACTATTTGTTTGCTAATGATGTTATTGATGACAACATGCGCCAGATGATTAAATCTGGTGCACCTATATCTGATGTATTGAATAATCTTATTAGAACACCTGATGGTTCATCTACGACAATTGGTGATATTATTCGTAATTGGCAGTATTCTTTGCTTGGCAAAGAAGCAACTGTGCCAATTGATCAGTTTCAGTCTGAGGTTGTTTCAAAATTAACTGGTCTTGAAGGTCGTTTGTCTTTCTCCGAGGACGAGTGGGGTGCATTGTTTACTACGCCTTTCTCTGATGGTGAGGCATTAAGAACCACAAGTAGAATTAGATCTCTTGAATCTCAGTTAAATAAGTTTCGCAAGGCCGCACAAGATGGTCGTAGTCTCATTGAGGAAAATGGCGCTCGTGTAGGTGTCCAAAAACGTATTCGAGAAATTGAAGCAGAGATTGCTGATCTTAATCTGCAACTAAAAACTAGGTCTAAAGCAACACAGGGTGCTGCTTTGACCAAGTTTCAACAGTTGTTTGATCAGTTTGACTCTGCACGTATTAATGCCCAGAATGAACTTGCTAAGTGGCGCAAGTATGCTGATGAAGGTTTAGAAAAAGTTGTTGTAGAAACCCCTAGAGGTCCTAGGAGTGTTTCTGTAGCGTCAAAACTTCAGGAGTTGGAAACTGCTTCTACTCGCATTAAGAGTCTTAATGATACGGTTGACAATTTTATTGTCAGCCGTACTGGCACTACAGCAAGTGCTGAGAATATTGCTTTCCGCAGAAATGGTTTACAACGTTCTTGGGAGTCATCTCCTTCTTACCGTACCATTGCTAATGTTGAGGCTATTTCTTCTAGTCCAGAAATGCAGTTTTATAAATCTCAACGTTCAAGCGTTAGAGATTTAGAAAAAACCAAGGCAGAGGTTGATAAGCAAATCAAAATTAAACGTGGCAATCTTTCTTATACCGAGAAAGAACTTGTTGAATCTGCGCAGCAGATTATTAATACTGTTAAAGAGTTTGATGGTGGTGACTTGTCTACTGTTGGACCACTCATGGATTCTTTACGGAATGCTTTTGTTATAACTGCAGACAATACTGTTCAGGCTGTAAAGTATGATGGTCTTAGCAGGGATATTCCTAAGGCTACTAAAAATCTTATTGCTGAAATTCAGGCTAGTTTTCCAGAGCAACTTCCGTTGTTCACTGTTGATGCTAAGCGTGTACAGCAATTAGAAGAGGCTGTTAACGTTGCTCGTTTTAATGCTTTTGAAAATAGTTTTCTTGTAGGTCAAGAGACACGTCATGCTAAAGATGCTATGAGTCCGTACAATAAGCAGATAGCAGATCTGCGTGCACGTTTGGTTACGTTACGTGGCAAAGAAGCAGCACAGTTTACTGAACAGGAAGCATTGTTGGAACGTATTGCTACTGCTATGGGTATTAGCGAAGAGGCTAAAGCAAAAATTCAACGTGAATGGGTTGATGGTTACGGCGTTAATAGAAAAGGTCAAGTTTCTACTAAGCCTAAAGCGAAACGAGTTGCTGGTATTTTGCCTAGTGCGGAAGAACGTGTTGTAGCAGCACAAAGTTTGTATAACTATATTTCATCAGAATACAATAGTATTCTTCCTAGGTTTGAAATTGCTGCAAACGTTTCTGATGCTATTGAATTAAATGTTAGACCAAAAATTGAAGAGATGACTCGTCTTATTAAACAAAAGAAAGATTTTGGTAGGGTTGCTATTCGTGGTGAAGCAACCACATCAACATATAAGGGTGTTACTACTGTAAGGGATGCAAACCTTGAACAGTTCCAAACTTGGTTAAAGGAGGCTACTGATGCCTTGGATGTAGCGTCACTAGATCCTACTGATCCTTTAAATGCTGTTTTGGCTGAGGCTGCCAGAGCGCAAACTGTTTACGCAAACACTTTGCTTAGCACTAATCAACTCAAGGCTTTCCAACAAATAGAATTAGCAAGATCGTTTCCTAGTTATATAACTGATGAAATTGTTAAACGCTCTGATGAAGCGTATGTGAGTTTAGCAAAGATTGGTTTGCCGGGTATGGAAGTACCTCAAGAAGTTATAAATATGTTTGGTGAACTGCGTAGATTTAAAGACCCTGCTTTCTCTAGGGGTTTTACTAAATTCCTTGATACTTACACAAAGTTTTTTAAACGTTACGCAACACTCAGCCCCGGCTTCCATGTGCGTAACGCAATGACTAACTCATTTGCATTGATTGCTGCTGGCGGTGATGTTAGGAATTTCCCTGCAGGTTTGCGCATGTTTAACGATATGGAAAGAGCGTTGAAGAGTGGCACTACATTGGACGACTGGTTGTTGTCTATTGCTGATCCTGTTCAACGTTCTTATGCTGATGTTGCTTCTCGTTCAATGTTTGCTGCTGGTGGTGGACAAACTGAAGAACAAATTGGAAAGTTTTTGAGCGAAAAAGGCGATAACTATATTGTTGGTAAGAGTCGTCTTGTTGGTGGGAAGATTGAAAACTCTGCACGTTTCATGCTTGGTTATGATAGTGCTGTTAAAGGTTTTGATTTCAATGTTGCTGCAGCACGTACAAAACGTTTCTTGTTTGACTATGAAGATATCGGTCAGGTTGACCGAGCAATGAAAACTATTATCCCGTTCTGGATGTGGACTAGTCGAGCATTGCCTTTGCATTTGACTAACATGATTGTGAATCCTAAGCCGTATCAAATATATCGTTCATTTGAACGCAACTTTGAATTCAAAGAAAAACTTGATTTGACTCCTGATTGGGTCAAGGGACAGGGTGGATTTAAAATTACCAGTGGGATGTATTTGATGCCTGATCTGGGATTCAATAAAATTCCAGAAACAGTTGGACAGATTGGTGATCCAGTTAAACTGTTGGCAAACGTCAACCCTGCGCTCAGGGTTCCTTTGGAATTGGCTGTTAATAAACAGTTTTATAACAACAGGCAGTTCTCTGATAAACCTAAAGATATTTCTGGTGGTGGTACAGCAAACTTCTTGTTGCCACTACTTGAGGCTTTGGGTAAAGGCGGAACCAACGCAGAAGGTAAACAAGTCGCTAACGAAAAAGCATTGTATTTGCTTAGTAGTTTGTTGCCTACTGTTGGTCAGGCTGAACGACTATTACCATCCAGTCCTAGTGGTAAGTCAAACTTACTTGGATATTTGGGTGTGCCGCTACGTAGTGAATCAGAGTCAATGAAGCAAGCATCATTGTATGAAACATTAAACAAGTTAAATAAGTTAAACAATAGTCAGGGGTTCTAATGAAATATCCATACAAAAAACTTGTATTGCCAAAAGCGTTAGCAAAAGTTGAGAACGGGAAACTAGACGTAAAAACTCTGATGAAAGTTAAGTGTGGTGGCGTCATGTTCGTTGACGCTGCAAATAAGTTTAATGAGATGTATGATGCTGCTGTTAAGGATGGGATTAAGTTCAAGAACGTAGGCGACTATCGGTCGGCTGAGGCTCAATTGAAACTCTTCAAAGAACGCTACCGTCTCGCTGAAGATCGTGACTGGAAAGACAAGAAGAAAGGTATCTTATTGGATACCGATCGTGTCAAGCGAGTTTACAATGGTGAGACGTGGTTGCTTCGGAATGGGTTCGCTCCGTGTTCTACTCCACAAAAATCTAATCATGGGTACGGTCTAGCGATTGACCTTGATGTTACTAACAAGAAAACTTTGGAATGGTTGTGTGCTAATGCACCAACGTACGGTTTCTTTTTACAGTCTGATGATCCGTCTAGCCGTGAGTTTGAGGCGTGGCATTGGCAGTACTGTGGGGTTGATGCGTAACCAACTGTCGTACCATCCCTAGGGGGATGTAGATGACATGATCGTAAAAACCGTCGGGTGTTGATGACTGTGCGATTGTTAAATGCAGTTTTTTTCCACCGTCTTCTTCCGGTATAAGGTAGCCGCAGGTGCGAACAATATGTTCGCCACTGTCGGCGTCTTCTAGTTCTGCCCAGTGACCTTCACCTGCGTGTGCGTCAGCCCAATGAACTTCCACTACAGCGTCAGTCTTCGTAAGGGTTGATTCCGTTTGCATGGAGTTCCTCTTCTATCATGCCAATGATGTTTGCCATAAACTTGATGATTATTACTGATGATGCTAAATGACCTTTCATTGATTTCTCAAATGTTTTGCATAGGTCAATCGCTGATGAGCGTGGCGCAGATAGAAAGAGGTTGATCTGGGCTGCTTCGTTGTCCCTGATGATGCGGAACGATTCTTGGATTGATTCAATTTGGTCTTCGGGGATAATGTCATAGATCCAGTCGTCACTTTCTTCGTTCATTATCTACAACGATCCAATTTGCTGGTACACCATTAGATACCTGACCTTCTCCGACTGTTACGGAACCTTTACCGTATGTTAGTTCTAACATTTTTACGATTGAATACAATGCTGTTGGTTTTGCGAATCCGATTGTGACTTGCGTTGTTTTCAATTGTGCCCTGCGTTCATTGATGACCGCATTTGCCCCTCAATGCTACGTGCTGTCTCTTCTAATGCTTGTGCTGATTCTTCACCGTAGTTGAACTCAATGAAGTACAGGATCGCCATCACTTGTGATGCGAGCCATGGTGCGTCAATGACCATTGGGGCTTCTTGTTCAGTCTGCGGTTCCTGCGGTGTAATGTCATTCGTCAATTTGATCTCCAATTCCTAGTCGTTTAAGTATTGTGGGGTTTGTTAACATTATATCTCTAAGTTGTCCGAAAGCGGCATCTCTTAGTCGTGAGGCGTGCATTCTTGATATGCCGAGTCGGTCACCCAGAACTTGTAGTGTGACCCGCTCAGAATTGATTGCATCAATTATGTAGCGGTCTTGTTCGGATAGTTGCTCCATGCATTCGGCTACTGCCTCACGGAATGGTTGTAGTTCTTCTAGAGACTCTTCAGGTTCGTCATACGGTGCAGCAGCCATCAACGCCTCCATGGGCGTTAATGGTCTGCCAGCACCAATGTCATGACTATCTAGGTAAGCGTCTAGCGACACTGCCCTAATTGGTTGTGCTTCATTCATGATATGTTAATTGTGTCCGTTTTTGCATTCAGTCTGTGGATGGTACATAAGTCAATTGGTATTTCTATAAACTGTTCCCACCTTGTGTACTTGGTGCGTTTAGAAACTATCGGGCTGGTAAACAATGCTTCACCTGTAGTGACTAGAGCGTGATCACGTTCATCATTTAACATGACAAAGAATGTATTCGGTTTAGCAAACTTTGCTTTACGTGCAGAGAAGTGAACACAATCGTAAGGGAATGTTTTTCCCTTCCAGTTGTGTTTTACTTCAACTTCCACACCTGTTCCGGTAGATGTAATCAAATCAATACCATATTTGTCTTCGTTAACTGCAGCAATGACACCATGTTTCTTCAACCATTTGATTACAAGTTCTTTGGCAGGGTCATCTTCTGCATAGGTTTCTGCACTGAATGGTTTGTGGCTCATACTTTGATTGCTTTCAGTTCACGAACCTGAATGTCGTCGTCAAACGCAACGCCGTTTAAGCCGTCTAGAATTGATTTCACATAGTTATCTATGTCTCCTTGCAGTGCACTTGGTGTAGGAGAGTCCAGTTCTTGTATGTGTACGATAAAATAGTTTTTCCCGAACTCAATTTCAACGGATACGGGCTTGTCTTTGAAACGTTTTCGTTTGTCCCATCCTGCTGCAACTTTTGCTTCAAACTCATGAGTTGTTTTAGGTGTGAAGACTCGTCCTCGTCTGAACCTTGGTCGTTCTTTTGCTTTGGGTCTGAACTCATATCTTTGCGTATGCTTTTTTAGTGCCATTCATGAATCTACCTTTCACCATAAACCCTTGTTATCAGTCTAATCATTTCTTTCTCAGCATCGGGACGTAAGTGAAACTTTCCCCAACGCTTGTCTGCTGATTCAAGCAACTTGTAACACTGTTCAGGTGTGAACCCTTGCTCCTGTAGTAGCGCAACAAACTTATACAAGGTGATGGATCTGTCACTTCCAACCCGAGGTCCGTCACGCCATACCATCATTGGGAATGGACCCATCATTGATATGAGTTCTTCCACATCGGCACTGTCCACATTGTCTATGACAACAGTTCTGGTGACAGGTGGCTTGTACAAGGACGCTATGGATTCCAACTGCTCAGGTGTAGTGCGAGATACCAAGGCTTGAGTAACAAACTCATGCAAAGGCATTTGTTTGTTCTCGGCATCCAGCATGTATCGGAACTTTGTTTCCACACGTTCCTCATCAAAGTTCAGGGCACTCGGATACGGCAAGCGCACATAGTTCCCTAATCCGCCCCTCAGTTCCTCCTGTTTAGGATTAACTTCGGTTGGGGGGTAGTCAATGACCTGATGGGCTGCAAGGAACGCACGCCTCATTGTGGGGGCTGAAACAGTCTTGTTAGTGAACACCCAAATGTGGTAGCCCTTACGGGTTTTCTCTACCCATGCTGGGATCTGTTTCATGTTGAACGCTAGTTGCAGATTTAATGCTGCATCTAGATCGTCAACATCAATGTCACTGCAACCCCATACACACCGTTCACCATCTGGCATTGGCACTACAGGATACACCCCGATGAGTTCTACCCCATGTAAGTGTCGCCAAAAGGATTCTTGTGTCAATGGTTTACGTGCACAGCCTCCTGCCCAAGTTCCGTGTGCGTCTCCACGTCCACGGAACAATGTCATGAAGTCGCCTGAGATGTCTTCAGTCTCTATCATCATCATCCAATGGTTTTTGTCTTCTGATGCTGGGTTCCTTGAGTTCTTCTTGTGCGTCATACTTGAACCAAGTATGTAGCACTGTTGATACAGCAACACCAACCATCGCTAAAGAAACCAACGCAATACCTATAAACAATCTCATAGCATCTCCGTTTGTTTCCATGTTTGTTGACGTAGGTATTGGTCGGGTAGTTCCCCGTTCTTTAGTTCCCACAAACGTCCTGTGCGTACATCCAACTCAAAGTCCACATCATCAACAAGGCTACCTGCTGGACGTTTATTCTTCAGCAGTGACATTGTTAGCGTGTACTCATGGATACGTTGGTCGTGCTTCAGTTCGTCGAGACGTTCTTGCGCACGTTCACTGTGGTTGCGTTCCAGTTTCTCTTGAAGTTCGTTGATCTCTGATGCGATCTCGTACTTCTTACGGCGAACACCAATCACTGTTGTTGCTTGTTGTTCACCACCGAACGAACCTGATGACATGGTTAGTTTTTTACCGTCGGCTCCTGATGTTCGTGATGTCTGATGCAACACCATTAACGGGATGTCGTGCCTACGTCCGAATGACTTGAGGAACTGTGCTTTTGCCGGCACTGTTTCTCCTGCTTCAACAAGTTCTAGATAGTCCACTACAACGAGTTCGGGTTTATCGCCCCATACGTCACATACTTCTTTGTAGCCACGTTCCATATCGCTAGGTACTAGTGGTTGGTCAAATACAGCGAGGTTAGGGAAGTCTTCTTCGGCTGTACGCCTCAGTAGGTTGATTGCGTCTGCGTCATCGCAGGCAATGCGGTTCTCTAAGTCTCTTGCGTCAACGCCGTGATGCATGCAAGCAAGTTTGGTTAGTACCAAGGTGCGTGGTTCATCAGGGATGAACAGTGCTATCCGTTTGTCACGGTTAGCGAGCAGTGTGTGTAACAACGCTAACGTTTTTCCACCGTGGCTGTAACCAATCATTAGTGCGAGTTCTCCTGCAGCGATACCACGCATTTCTTTGTCAAGTGGGTCAATGCCCAAGTAGACACGTTCGTTAGGCGACTGTGCCCAACGAACAAAAGATTCTGCAGCGTCACTGAGTGGCGAGTACATACGATATTCGGGTAGGGAAACGGAAACAGGGGGCATTGCTGCCCCCTGTTCTACCGTATCCCAGCCCGCAATTATTTCTTCTGCGGTTAATCTAGGCATCTAAGTTACTTACCCTTTGGTGGCCAGAAAGCCTTGTCGCCACTGGTTGCTTTGAACCAAGGACGTTTCGGGTTTGCGGCTAGTCCGTCACGGTTGTCATACACTTCAGACACGCCTGACTTCTTGCATTCTGCAAGGAGCCAGTTCGGAATGTCGCCGTGTTGATCACCACGTACTTTGATGGTGAACCCTGATGACGGTGCTGACTCAACTTGAGTTACTGCACCGAATGCTGATTCAAGTGTTTGTGTTGCTGCTTCAACATTTGCGGTCTCACCGTAAATGCTGTCCATCAAAACATCCTTGATCTCAACGAAGATCAAAGTGAAACGATTCACTGTGTCTTCTGCACTGAGTTCTGTTGTTGTGCCTGTTAGTTCGCTAGCAATTTTTGCTGCTACCTGTGTGATGATTGACCTATCTTTATCCATTACTGAGCCTCCTGACTCCATTGTTGCTCCACGTCGGAGACGTGTGAGCCTTTACATATTGACCACCACGAACACCATGATTCTGAACATAGGAAGTGTTGGTCATTTATCGGCCAGTTTGATTCCCTGCCGATCCGCATTGCAGATTGCACGATTGATGCAGTCTGTTTTACGATCCATTGTCCATGTGCTTCTGTGCGTTGCACTGGAACAATTTGTCCCTGCGAGTTATTCGCTCTGGTCATTACACCAAAGTTAAACGTGACAGGGAAGTGTGAAAGTTCGTTGAACACAGCAGCGTAAGCATACACGCTTGATTGCACGTTTTGCTTCTGCTTCTCTGATTGTGAGTATTTACGTGAGGATGTTTTCCAATCCCACAACACACCGTCGGGACTGAGGTAGTCCATTGTGCCTTCAAACCAAATCTCGTACAAGTCGTTGCCAACCTGAACTGATGTTGGTGTGGGTACTTTGAACTTGTACTCAACCTCACCACCGAACGTAACGTGAGGCATGATGTCTCGCACCCATGTTTCTGCCATCAACCCTGTGTGGGGCATCATGGTGTCGGGCTTGATGTTTGTTTGCTTCCAGTTATCTTCAGCCATCAACGCTTCTAGTGACTCTTGCGCTACGCCTGCGATCTTCGTGGGGTCAAGATCGCCAACTAGCACACGTTCAATAGCAGCGTGCACTGCCGTACCCATGATGGTTGCATCTGATCCTGATCGGAACTCTGGGTGTGTGATTTGGAACTTGCCTCGTTGCATACACATGAGTGTGTCACCGAGCCATGATTGGCGGACATAAATACGTTTGTTATCTTCTTCTATTTTCACTTGTTAGAACCTTTCGTTCCGTTATAAATATATCGCCGTTTGGAGATATATGACTGTGATATTTCTATTTCAAACATTTCTTTTACTTGTTTTATTACTGTTGCATTTCTCACACCTGCATCTATTGACTCACGTATGAACTCTTTTGCTTCGGGTGTGACTTTGTTATTCATTGTCCAACCCGTTTTAATATTATTAGTGTTAAGCATGTCGTGTGCTCTCGCACACATGCCCAACATTGTTAATAGTTTCTCCGTAGTCCACGGTGCGCTGTAGCCCATGTGTTCACATATGACTGACGCATACATCATGTCTTTCGGTAGATCTACAAGAACAGGAGTTTTACCTTTCAGCACTACATCGCACAAACAATCAAGGTCGTGGTCTTTATGA